AGCGAGCTGGCGCACCAGGGTGAGCTTGTTCGTGCCCTGGCCGCTTTCCGGGATCATCTTCTCGACGATCTTGACGATCTCGATAATGGTCAGGACGATCTGTAGGTATTGCATGTCAGGATCCAGCCAAGCGCTCTTTGAGCGCGTAGCCCATCAGCGGCCACAACTCTTCACGTGAATTCGTGACGGCAATCTTTTCGCCAATATCGGCGTTATCGTTGGCAGATGACACGGCGCAGGATGGCTTGCCGACTACGGCATAGCCGTTGCTAGTCGTGATGACCGCCCAGCGCAATACCTGCCCGGCCTTCGATACGTGCTTGACGATCTCAATGCCGTCGATATTCGCCTCAATATCAGCAGGCGTAATACGCGGCGCGGTCAAGCCCTTGGCTTGGATTTCTTGCTCGATGGTTTGGTCAGTCATTTGTTTCTCCTAGAATTTGCACGAGACGCCGGGACTAACCCCGGCCTCCAAAAATGTTGTCGCCAGTGTCTGGGTCTTTAATGTCTGGGAATCTGGAAGGTGGATCACGGTCAGGCTTGGCCGGCAGTCCCACTTTGTCAGTGGTGCTGTAGGTGAGCAGGAGGTTGATAACAACAACCAGACCAGTAACCAACTGAGTGATTTGCGTGTCATCAAGCGGCACCTCCAGCCCGAAGGCGCGTAACACCGCGACGAGCGCACCGAACGTGGGCAGTAGCAGCGTCGCTTTGATCTGGCGCGATTTCCACAGCGCCGGGTCGGCGACGGCATTGCCCTTGCGGAACAGATCGAGCAGGGCTATGAGCTTGTTCATGCCGGCACCTTCAATGATCTGTTTACCCAGCCGAGCAGAAAGCGTCCCTGACTACGGTTTTTATTGACGATGCCTGCGTAGTGGTTGATCTTCGCCACGGTGTAAGCCATGTGGAATTCCTCGCATTCGTTGAGCGCGGCCATCGTGACCTTGCCCATAACGCCATCAATCTCCACGCCGAGCACAGCCTGAGCGCAGCGAATCGCCACTGTCGGGCCGGCATTAACCGCAAAGTCGTAGACGGATTCGGCGGTCGCCTGGTCGCTGATCTCGTCACCCCAGATCGGGTTCCAGTAGCCGATGCGGTAAGCGGTGCGAACCAATTCAATCGGCGGCACTTCGCCCCGGTCGATAACGCGCCAGCCGTCCCACAGCGGATTTGCCCGACGCGATAGCCCGGCGTAAGTTTGGCCGCCGTGGTCATAGGCAATCTCAGTGAGTTGCAAGCCGCCCTCAAGTAGCATCGTGCGGTCGAAGGCGGGGAGGAAGTGACTCATGCTTGACCTCATTTTTTCTGCGGCTGGTAAGCATCAATCTGACGCTCAATGGCACGCTCAATCGCAAACAAGAGCCGCGTAGCCATGTGACCGGACACCCCTGCGGCGGCTGCGCACAACCCTGCAGGCTGATCCCATGACGAGAGAAACATGAACACGCCGAGCCCGACAAATCCGCTTGTGAGTATCTCGCCAATCAGCTCAACGAAATTAAAAGCTCTGACATGGCCGCGCTTTAGTTTTGCGTACCAGTTGATCAGGCCGCCACCAACAGCCATCGACAGCGCAAGAACCCATGTACCGAGTGCCCAATTTGCCGGATCTTTTTCAGGCATTACGCAACCCCCTCATGGGGTACCAGCTCGTTTTCCGCGCTGGAATAGGCCGGCAGCGTGGCCTCAAGCTCGACGGTTACGGCGGGCAGGTTGTTATTGATAATGGTTTGGCGGTCTTGGCTCATGGCTCTGATCAAGGCGTGGGTGAGAGATTTGTTTTCCTCGTCCGCTTCGACCGGCCGGGCGGCTTGCTTGGGTTCGGGCGCGGCGATCTGTGCTGAGGCGTAGGCCGGCAAGCCGTTGGAGGCAGCGCTGGCGTTGGCTCTCGCCAGATCGGCCATCACGTCATCAAGATCAAGGCCCATTTGACTGGCCACGGCGTAGGGACTGGTGAGGCCGGCGCGGATGGCGATGAGGCTGGCATTGATGTCTTTGACCGGATCAACCCACTGCCAGCGGCGGCCTTGCCATTGGTGCACGGCAAATTTGTCGCGCTTGCCGGGAGGTAATGGCGTGCCGTTGGGCATGGTGAGCGCGCCATTGAGCAAGGCGAGGCCGAGCCATTCGCGGTAAATCACGTCAAGGAAGGATTCAATGAACCAGCCTTGGACGGTCATCCATTGATCGCGCTCATCGATCACGCCCGAGCGGATGCTGCTGAAATTGACGCCTTCGAGGTCATTGGCCAGGCCGTTGTAGGCGACGTTGAGGCCGGAGGCCATGCGGCGCAAATAGGATTTGGTGAAGTCGGCCAGCATGGCGTCGGGGTATTTGCTGTCGTAGGCCTTGAAATCGTAGCCATCGGGCAGCGTTTCGTAGTGGCCGGGCATCGATACCGTGATGGCATCGCCGCCGCTGGTGTCGTCAATGCCCGGTGGGGTGCCGTCAGGACTGACGAAAAAGCCGAGGGTATCAGCGCCTTTACGGGCGGCCAGCAAGGCGGATTGCTCGAATTCGCCGAGGTGGTGCATGGTGAGGATGGCGGCGGACATCCAGGGCGCGCCGCGGACTTGCTCGGGGTATTCGATGATCAGGCCGTGAATGATGTCGGCAGCGGGGACGATTTCACGGGCGCGACCGCCGGAAACGCCGTCGTTCGGGTGGCTGGTGAAAAGGTGGTAGGCGACCGGGCGGCGGTAGGTGTCGATTTCGATACCCATCACAATGGCGTTGGTGGTGCCGGCCTGGGCGCGGTTGAGTTGGGTGTCGAGACGGTCGACGTCGATATGTTGCAGGGCGTAGCCGTAGGCATTGCCGGCGGCTTTGCCCCGGATTTGCCGGATGATGAATTCGCCATCGATGGCGCTGTCGCCGATCAGGGCACGGCAGAGGTCGGGGAAGGATTGGCGGCCGGTGATTTCGCAGATACCACGGCGTGACCACTCGGCAAAACCGGCTTCGATGGCGTCATTGGCCAGGCCATCGGGCTGGTTGGGCAAATTCATCACCCGCGCCTGGAGCTTGAAGCCGCTCGGGCCGACGATGTTGGTGACGCACATTTTCTTGAACTTACGGGCGTAGTCGTTATTTTTTGACAGATCACGCGAGCGGGCGCGCAAGCGGTCGAGGTCGTTGCGCAGCTCCTGGTTGATGCTGTTGGTGCTGGCGATCCAGCTTGCGGTCAGGCGGTCGACGCGGGCGGCGTTGAAGGCGCGCGCGGCGGTTTTTGGGGTTGCGCTTCTGCCCATCAGGCGGTCAAACCATTTCATCGGTCAGAATCTCACATAGAGTTTTGTGCCACCACCCATGCCGGCGGCGATGCGTTCGGCGGCTTCTTCACGCGCGACTTCGGCTTTCAGGCGGTTGCGCCAGGCGTCGAATTCAGCCGGGCTGCGGTATTTCATGCGCCGGCCGGCGATTTCATATTCTTGGGTCCAGGCATTGGCGCCGTGTTCGACCATCGCGGCATTGAGCAGATCGAGCGTTTTACGGGCGCTGGTGCGAATATCAAAGCCGCCGGCCTGCGCCGACAGGTTGGGCTTGATGAAGGTGCGGCCAGTTTCGAGCGTGTAGCGTTCGCCGGCTTTTTCGACATAGCTTTGCCAGGTGTATTGGCCGGCGACATAGGCGGCGGTCGTGGCAGCGCTCACGGTTATGGCGTAATCATCACCCGCGGCGCTGGCCACAATGTCGATTTTTCCGGCGGCGTTGATCAGCCGGTACTTGAGTGACCAGCCAGCACTGGCCGGGTAATTGGGCAGCGATTTAGTCCAGGCGACGGTATCGCCCGAAACAAATGATGCCGGTTCGGTGTTGGGGACGGTTTGAGCCATACCGCCGTTTTACCGGCGGGGCTGTCTTGCGTTTAAGGCGCGGCGCGAGAAATTTTCAGGATGGCATAGACGCGCTTGGTGCTGATTTCGTAACGCCTGGCGAGAAACGGAATGCGCTCGCCAGCGCGCCAGTCTCTGAGCAGCGCACTATTGCGCTTTTCCTGCTGTTGCCGCGCTTCGATGGCCGGGCCGATGTACGGGCGATCGCCTCGCCAGTCCCGGCTGATGCCGGTAATGATTTCGGCGGCGATCATTTGCGCCGTTTCAGCCGAGATACCCAGCGGGCCGGTCATGCCTTCGATAATGCGGGTGCGGAGGTCTTCGACAAATTCGCTC